GGTATAAATACATAAATTCTGCTGATGATAATGAAGAGTTTATAGCGATGAGAAAGGCGAGTATCGAGTTGGTTGCACCTGCGAAAGTTGTCACACTCATTGCTGGCGAATTCGGCTATGGTAAATTTTTATACACAGTTGACCTTGGTGCCGTCAGCGAAGATCCCCCCACACCATCGCAATGGTTTGATGCCCTAGAGGAGTGCAAGAGAAAAGCGCAAGAATTACGTTATGATGTCTCGCGAGTAAGAGGACAACATCTCACACTAGGCAAAAATCAACAAAGGTGAAGGTAAGATCGCCATTTATCGTCTTCTTTTAGCCTGTTATTTTCATAGAAAATTCGTAGGCCGCCACCAGAGGGAAAACTACCACCCTTGGTCAAGTGCTCAACCTCATCATCATTACCAGCGAATTCTCTAGCCCTCAATTCCGCCGCTAACTGATCATATTGATGCTGCGTTATTTTCTGTTGATAGCCTTTTGCAACACGCCTTTTTATTTGCCCAACTTGTTTTAGTCGTGAATAGAGTTCTCGTTGTTGTTTTTTGGTCAGGTTATCTAAATCAATAGGCTCCTCACCGGGTTCTGGCTGGTTTTTCTCTACCTCAATTTTGTTTGTTTTTTCTACTAGGGGACAGTTATTGCCACGAGTCCAAGGGGCGCTCGCGCGCTTGTCGGCTTGCGCCTCCTCAACGTCAACGGCCTTACGAACCATTTTCCACTTAACCGCGTGCGTGCAAATTCGACCGTCGATAAGTGGCGACCAAACACCATAAATACGCACACCGTGATCGCCGTAAGCACTAGGCTCGTCATTAAGCTCGTAAGCGGTTCTAACGATATGATGCTTTCTTGGTACCAATACGCCGCCTTGCTTCATGATGTAGGTCGCGAAACAGCCCACGTCTGCTGCCGCTAAGACTGCATCAACTTCCTCATTGGATAAAACAGGCGCTCCCGCTTTGGCTTGGGGCTGAGTTCGTGCGGCTTGCCCTGCAAGTAAACGCAACTCGCGATACGCTTGGCGACCGGGGATGCCGAAAAATCTAAATTGCTGTATACGGTGAAGCGAAGCCCATGCGGTGACATGCTCGGCGCTATCTTTAAGTGTTTTACCTGTCTCTTTACTGATTTCTTTAGATAGGCCACGTCCATCAATATTTTTACTGATGTACTTAGCGATATAGCTAGTCGGAGAGCCTTTCTTTGGGTTTATCAATTCAGCCTTAAAGCGAGGATCGGTTTTACGGCCAAGTTCCTCTCGGTCTTCTCTTATGGCAAACTTTTTTAAGAGGGCTGTAATTTCTTTACGCTCTTTTTTGCGCATGAAGCAAAGCAGATGCCAGTGGACAGTGCCATCATGGTGAGGCTCGGCAACGCGCACGCCATACCAGCGTAAATCCGCTTTGTGCATCGCCTTTCTAAATGCCGCAAAGGTATTAACGAGATAGTCGCTACTCTCCCGGACGGTTTGACTTGTCCATTTTGGATTAGGCCGACCATTGCTTAACGTTGCATGAAAGCGTGAAGGGCAGGTAATGGTGTAAAATACTGCACAATCACCTCGCATTTCGGCGATCAGTTCAAGGCCCTTAATACAGGCCATCATTTCATTGCGGCGGTTAGCCGGGTTACTGTTACTGCCGTTTATGACATCTTCCATGTCGAGCGTATTACCGTCCTCATTCACTAACTCGTGTGAACGGAAAAACTCTAACGACTTTCTGCGCTGTTCGGGTTTATGGATCACGGCCTCATAGCTCACATAAGGCGAGGCTTTTTTATTAACTAGGCATACTGCACGCAATTGCTCTTCACGCCATTCACAACGCATCTTCCACAGTTTCCGATACCACCAATCAGCGCAAAGCATCCGCGCCAATGAACCCGGAATAAGGTCGTAAGGCACAGGCTTTCGTCTACTTTTTTTTCTGCGTAATTGCTCAAACGCCGGAGGGATAACGTCTAGCCTCATTGTTTGGGCTGCGACACTCTCCCATGCGCTACGGATTTCTTCTGGCTTAACGTTTTCTTCTTGGAAAAGATGATCGCTCGCTTCGTTGAGGAACATCCCCATGTGCGAAGCAACGAGAGTAGAGAGTTTTTTCACTTGCTCTTGATTCATTTCGGGCAGCGTTAATAATCCATCTAACCCTTCAAGGCTTGCCATGTATCTAAACGAGCTGGATATTTGGCTATCTCGCACAACATCAAGGCGGTCGAGACAGGGCTTAATGGTCTCAAACAGATAGCGGTTGTAGAATTTAGGCTTATCAAGTCCTTGAAAGTAAGTGATTCGCTCGAGCAGCGGTTTACTGATATGGGGAGGTTGTGCTTTAACATCGGCGATAATATGTAAAACAGGGTCTAATGCTTGCTGCTCTTTAGCCATCGCAACATGACTAATTTTGTTCTGTTGGTCATACTCGCGCTGGATAGGATCGCGGGTTTCATTAAAAAAGAACTTATTCCAAACCTCATCGCTCAGAGCTTCTTGTTGCGCGATTTTATGTCCATCGTCAGCTTTATAGAGAGCGATCAGGTTTGAAAGCGCCGAAGACTTTGGCGCTTGAGGGGAAATATAAGGGTTTACTGCTTCCCGTGGAGCGTTCCACGGATAGGCGTATTTTTCCGAATGAACGCTCACACTTTACCTTTGAAATGTTTACTTTGCGCTTCGGTAATTTGCTGACAATGCACGCAGCGCTCTACACCAATCAATGTACGGCGGCGAAGTTCAGGGATCGGCATTTCACAATCAACACAGAAACTACGTGATGGCAGTTTTTGCTTGTTAAGTACGTTAGCTAAATTGCGCTGACGCATCTCTTCGGAGCGCTCTTGCACTAAATCCATTGAATCGGCCATTAGTGAAACTCCTGCGATTCGTGCTCATAACGTGCAGCCTCTTGGCGCAGTAATTCGGCAGCTTCAATGCCTGTTAACTCATTGCTGGCGATGTGGGCGGCTAACTTATCTAAACGAACGGAAGCCATTAACGCGCGGTCTTTGCGCTCTTCGTCTTTGGCCTTTGCCAGTAACGCAACTAACGCGTCGTTATTTGATTTAATTTGATGTTTTTGGATATTTTGCATCGTTCTAACTCCTGAATTTAGGCAAAGGAATGCCCGGCGAGTAGACGCCATTTAATTAACGGTTTTATTTAGTTTGGTAAGGCTATTCGCTTAGGGAATAAACTCACGACTGCTTTTAGTTGATTCATCGCTGAAACTAGCGCTGTCCTTTCGTCAATCGTCAATTCACTCAGCGATAAGTGGTGCTTATTTGTTGGTATTTTTGCTAAATAGAATGTTGCTGACAGGGTACGAATATTCTCCTCGTTATTTGAATCACGCGGGTCGCGCATATCATCAATAAACCGTTCGACCTCTTTCCAGCTATCACCCCAAAACTGTCCGCGAATAGCGGCAATGTGATTTAACGCCAAGACACGTTGACCCGCATTAAGTTGCTCAGTATTTGCACCTTCGATTGCCATGTGTTCACCTTCTTGCGTGTGGTTAATGCTTGTAATAAGTCAGACTGAGAGTGGCTAGGGCGAAAGCGCTTCCCATCAAGTCCAACAATCCAACCGTGCCCATAAGACATAGAAGGGCTTTGTTTCTATAGCCTTGCTGCGAATGAAATCATGTTTACCTCAGCTCATTCCGGTTGATGCGCCAATACCGCTTATCGCATCTACTGTCGTGCTTAACGTCGGGCTTGAGTGAATCCGTGATTGCACAGCAATTGCAGCCAGCGTTAAGCAACGAATTCCCATATTTACGCTGTTCATCACATTGCGGCGAGTCGCATTACAGATTGCGCCTTGGTTTGCGGCATTAGCAGCTAACATTCCGACTTCTGCCGTTGCCTTGAGAACATAAGTGGGAAATTTCTCGTCCGCGACTTCGTTTACTGGAACGCAAGGAAGGCAATTTAATTGAGCTAGTGCGCCATCAACTAAAGCCGAATCTTCGGTGAAATCGGTGAGCGTAAGCAGCTCTCTCACCGTTAACTGGTGTACTTGCTCGGGGGTTAACTTATTGCGCAGGGTTTGCGGTTGCATTCCGGCTTGTTCTGCAAGTTGCTCAAGATTGTGTCTCTTGGCGAACCCTGAACAGGCATCATCGAAGTGCTTATGTATGGAAACCTTAAAATCAAATATGTTTAGCCTCAATCTAGCGTGTATATTCGATGAAACGGTAAGGGCAATATAGCATTCTGAAAGGGCTTGGATTGTTAATGCAGCCATGTTGACTTCAACCAGTCCTTTCTTTTTGGCTCCTTTAGGCTTGATTGGTAGTCTTCCATCAGAGATTAATTTATCAGCCGTATTGCGGTTCAGGCCCGTTCTGCGGCAATACTCTTCTAGAGGCAGGTATGGTTCAGGGATCGTAATTGTAATATTAGGCCTCATGAGGCAAATTCCTGTGCGTGCCTATACGTCAATATAGGTATTTGTTAATAAATATGGGTATGTTTTCCTAAGGCTACAATTTTGATTCTAAATTAGCTTTTTGGGTAACTGAAAGGTGAAGCTTTCATGAAGCTACAAATAGACTTTTCTTTAGGCGGTTCAGAAGTGCTGGATCGGGTCATTGAAGCTTACGGTTTCAAGACAAAACTCGCTCTTGCTGAACATTTGGGGATTGCTAGTAGTAGCTTGGCGAATAGATACAAACGGGATTATTTTCCAAGCGATGTCGTTGTCAGATGCATGGCTGAAACAGGAGCAAATCTCAATTGGTTGGCGGCGGGAGTAGGGGATAAATTTGGCGAGTATTCACTAAATACCTTAATCATACCTCGAAAAAAAATAATTGATGGTTCTCTTAGTGACCTTGAACCCTTAGTTTTAGATAAAAATTTAAATAGATTGAAAACCAAATTAATCAATCCCTTATCAGTTGAACTAGATGATAGTACGTATGTTCTTGAGAGAGATTTCAAATCCGTTAATGATGGTGAATGGCTAGTCGAAATTGAAGGAAGCTCAAGCATTAAGCAATTAACATTTATCCCAGTAAAAAGCGTTCGGGTACAAGGTCATGGTACAAGCTTTGACTGCCCTTTGGAGCACATAGAAATTATTGCAAAGGTTGCCTTGACCATTAAATAGTAATTCAAAACTGCTAATTACTTAGCAAAATTCGCCAAAAGCTAATTA